GCATAATAAATTTAAAACATTTACATCTGGTCCACCACAATCATCTTTAAGTATTCAGAAGTATCTTTCTCCAAACGACTTTCTTTTAAACTTCACTGGAAATGCTGGCGTAAGTGGAGGCTTATTTTATGCAACTAGAGCGAGAGACTTTGGATTTAATTCGGCGTATTTAAATTCATATTCAGTTTCTTGTTCAGTTGGAAATTTTCCAAGTTTGAGCGTAGACTTTTCAATATTTGGCGATGTTGGTAGCGGGATAATACAAACAACAGCTAACGAAACTGGCGTTTTAAAAGTTATAAGACCAAGAGAAATTTTAATTGAATGTGATGGATCTGGAACCAATAGAATTGAGTCTTTTACATATAGCATCGAATGTCAAAGACAGCCACTTTATCACCCAACAGGCAAAGGGCCAATTGATGTTGTTACTTTAAGGCCATATAGAGTTACTGCTCAGTTTTCATTGGGCATTCATGATTACGAATCAAAAAGGCTTTTTGATTATGTTATTGACTCAAATAAAAGAAATATTAATATAACTGTAGGTTCTTTGGCGACATTTTCCATGTCTAATATGGAGTTTATTGGTGAAACAATTAATTCCTCTGCGACAGATGATGTTACTATGACCCTTAATTATCAAGGATTTATCTAATGTCATTCTTTTACGACAGAGACCAAAATGTAACAGGAACGATTCCAGCATCGTTCACATTTACTCCTTCGTATGGAATGCAGGTTTCATTTTCTTCTGAACTTGCTGAATATGGCACAGTGGATAATTATATATATAATATGCCTAAAGGGCTGAATCATTTGCAAATGCAAATATCAATGCCGTTTGAAAATCGCAAAGAAGAACAGGCAAGACAAATTGTTGGATTCTTTGAAAGTTTGCAGGGCACGGGATATTTTGCGTATACCGATGCGGCGCAAATATACAAGCCATTAAATTTATTTGTTAATAATATTGACAATACTTATAATGAAAATGATCTTTATAATATAAATGTTTCTGCCAGTACCGATCAAAGCTCAACATTATTAAATTGGAATAATTTATTTGTTACTGGATCAAATATAAAAGGCGATTGGGCCACATCTACTAGCTATTCAAAATATGATGTTGTTAGATACACAGGAAATGCAAGTTTCCCAAGTAATACTGGGAATTTATATGATTCGTTTTATTACTGCACAGGATCGACTTTTACTTCATCAAGTATATCTGCAACCAACACAATTCCAAATTCAGAAAAATGGACTAGAGAGTTTAATTTTCAACCCACATATTCAACGCAAGTGACCAAAGAAACATCGGTCATAAAAACTGAATTACCGTATTCATTTACAAAACGAACAAATTTTGGATTACATGCAAATGCGTTAAAAAATTTTAGATTAGATTTCAAAGGAATATCAGATACTGAAGCGCGATGTATTCTTCATTTTTTAATTTCACGACAGGGACATCGAAAGTTTCAATACAAATTTCCCAAAATATATAACCAAAATAAATATTTTTATGCGCCGCAATGGCAGCACACTTTTGTTTATAAAAATGTAAATGATATATCTATCACACTGATAGAAGACCCGCTTGGGGCAAGGAGGACTTATTAATGGCTAGAAAATGGATTTCATATGAAATGCAGTCTGTGTTTATTGGAGGTCCAGACGGATGGAACACTTCATATAATCAACAAGGATATATTTCTCGTCTTGATTTTATCCAAGATTACGCATTTTCTTTTGATGTTGATCGCCAAGCGTTAAAACAAATTGGTATTGAACCGTTAGCGGCAAAGCAAACTCAACTTGCACCAGACGTTAATTTAAAAGTATCTTATTATTTGAATGATGGTTGGAATGAAACATATTTAGGATTTGGTGTTTTATCTGGACAAAATTATCAAGCTATGATTGGCGATGGCATACTCAATCCAGCTTTTAATAGAAATTTTTATATAACAATTGCTCCAGATAATTATTCAGATTCAATATCGCAAACAAATTTGACAAATTATAATGTTTTAGGAATTGGAAATTCTTATATAAATTCATATACATTGCGAACAGCTGTTGGAGAAATGGCTAGTGTTTCTTGTGATTTTGTAGCTGCAAATGCATCAATAGCTAATCGCTCAACTAATATTTATATGCCATCTGTTGATGTTTTTAACAGCGGGCAAAATGCTTGGGATGCTTTGAAAGCATATAATCTTAGCGTATATGATAATAATAGAACAGGGAGATATATGGCTGGGTACAAACAGGAATTTACTGGTGGATGCCCATTTGGTAATACGTCATTTATAGTAACCGATGCTTATGGCGGCGATTCAATAACATTTGGAGAACTTTTTTCAAACTTACAATCTTTTGAACTTAATGTTAATTTTGAAAGAAAGGCGCTGTATGGATTTGGAAACAATTATCCTTTTAACAGAAAAATACTAAGACCAATAATGGCTACTGTTTCAATGGAAAATTTAGTTAGTGATTTTGCGGTAGAAAATTTAGCTCAGGTTTTTGAAAGGGAAGATGTTAATATTAGCGGATGCAATTTTGAACTTATATTTAAAAACAGTTCAAATCTACCAAGATTTGGTTTAAAAATTTTAAATGCCAAATTAGACTCTTATCAACTAGGCTCGCAAATTGGTGGTCAAACAAGAGTTAGTACAAATTGGTCATTCGAAATTACTAGTTCAATATACGGCTCTAATCTTTTAGTTTCTGGATCTAGGCCAAATAGAAATAATGGAGCTTATGCCACAGAGTCTATAAACTTCAATAATCCTTAATGTAAATAATCTATATGTCAACTGGTAGTAAAAATATAGCAAATTTAGAAGAAGTTAATATCTTAGACGATAAAGACCAGTTTTTATTTTATCAAAACTCCACTAAAAAAACTAAGCGTATTACAAAAGGTAATATGGCGAATAGTGGCGGAGGATTGAGGGGAACGTTCATTAATGCCACAACAAATGAAAATGTTTGGGGCGTTGCAGATTATGCTAGAACTACTGCTAACGCTGCAAACATTAGCTCATCTGGCGCGCAAGCAAGCGCTAATGGAAGAAATAAAATTTTTTATCAAGCCGATACTCCAGTAGCAAGTCAGTTTCAAGGATATATAGCGGCTACAACATTATATGCTGACGCAATTTCAAATACTGGTGGAGTTCCAATAAGGGTTGGAAGTATTTTAACTGGAAGTGGAATAAGCGCTGGAACTGTTGTGACTGCATTTGGTACTGGATCTGGTGGAGCAGGAACTTATACTATAAATAATAGTCAAAACGTTGGTTCAGCTGGATCAAAAATAACTATAACGGCAGATCCTCAATTTTTAGAAGGAGATATTTGGTACGAAACCGATAATAATTATAGAACCTATAGGCGCAGTTCATCTGCAACTTGGCTTAGTGCATTTGCTCCAATACTTACCTTAGATGGAAGCAATAAAGTAAGTGGATTTGTTAGAGTTTCCGATATAAATGGTAACACTGCCACAGATGAATTTGCTGTAGTTGCTAGTAAGTTTCAAATTTGGAACGGCTCAAGCGATGAGGTTCCATTTACTGTTGACGCTAGTAGTCCAGCCGTTACTTTCACTGGATCTATAACTGGATCAGTTTTAACATTAAATAGTAATGCATCTGGTACATTAAAATTAGGAACCAGTTTAACTGGGACGGGAGTTGCTGCAAATACAGTTATTAAAACTTTATTAAGTGGAACAATAGGACAATCTGGTTCAACTTATTTTTTGTCTCAAATTACAAGTCCAAGCGTTTCAAGCGTATCAATGACTGCTAGTTATGCTGGGCAAGTTAGAATAACCGACGCTTTGATTCAAACTCTGGACGCTGGCAAAATAACTTCTGGCTTTTTATCTTCTCAGGTAATTGAGCTTCCAAATTCTCAATCTTATATACAATCGGCAAATTTTGTTGAAACATGGACTAGTGGAAAGCAATACGTCAAAGATGGAGAAAGGACACAGCCATCAGACCAGTCTAAAGTTAAAGTTTTAGGAAACGATGGAACATATACAGTATATAAAGCTACAGTAACGCATACTTCTGGAGCAACATTTGCTGGAGATTCTGCGAATTGGACAACAAGTGGAGTTTCTCAAACGCTTCAAGGTTTCAGAATTGTCGGTAATGGACAGGCTGATTTTCAAGACTGTACTGTTCTCGGTACAATAAGAAGTTCAGTTGGACAT